TGAATTTGTCCATGTAGCACCGTTGTCTATCGACCTTTTTACCTTTGTGCTGTTACTTGAGAAGGCGACGATGGCTCCTGCCGATGCACCAGCATTGAATACAGAATCACCAAGTACAAGGCCTGTTGCCTTCTGAACCCACGTTGATCCGCCATTAGACGAAAGATAGACGCCACCAGTGGAGTCGTCAGTAGCGACTACAAGACCTGTTACCGGATCAGGATAAGGAGGCGCAAGACGTGACGCCTGCGTAGGCATCGTCGCTTGAGCGACAAACGTCCACAGATACGGTGCTCCCGTGATACTGGTGTCTAGATGCGTCGCCGTATTCCCTAAGGCATCCGTGACCAAAACAGTCCACGAATAGGTTGCCTGCGTTGTGCGCAGACCAGATAGAAGACCTCCACTAGTCATGCTCAAAGCGGCTGGAACAGTGCCAGACTGAATTGTGTAGGTAAGAGGAAGGATGCCGCCTAGCGTGGTATATTGAACGCTAGCTGTGAATCCTGAACGACCGTTACCAAGCGAACCTGAAACCGACATGGCCGCCACAACGACCGTCTGAGGGATGGATGCCTGCCCCCCAATGCTATCTGTTGCAAAGACTGTAAAAGTGTACGTTCCAGCCGTGGTATAGGTTCCGGATGCAATACCGTTTGCCGAAAGACTTATGCCTGGTGGAAGAGTTCCCGTATGACTATACGTGATCGAACCAAATCCACCGGAGGCAACATAATGTACGGACTCAACGTCTCCGATTCGACCATCCGGCATATCACCCATAATAGTGATCGGAAAGGTCGGTTGTGGCTGACCCGTATCAATGACAAGCTCTAGCGCCTTAACAATAACAGGGTTCTTTGCATCGTAAAGAACGCCAGTCGTTCGGCGACGCTCCATTACCTGCCCGTCTTCATCACTGGCATTCCAGTCGATGAAATAGATTTTCCCCGATGCGAAGTCACCACCGTAGTACCCGCCATTCCATGCGACGAGGTCATTCATCCTCCATCGGTTCAGCCCATCTGAGAGGCGGCGATGCCATTTTCCTGATCCGCAGTCGTAACCCAGCGTATAACCATCAGGAAACGTGAGATAGAAGACCGAATGGCCTCGGTCCTCCCATGTAAAGGCGAATGCCCTAGCCATGTTGCACCGAGCAATAGCCTGCTCGATGGCATGCGTCGAAATGCGAACCGGCGTATAGCCATTGGCTCGATAGACGAAACCATTAGCACCTAGCCAAATAACGGTATTGTCCAGATTGACGACAGCCCAAGGCGATGCAAGGCCCTGGTCGATGACCATTCCTTGAGCACGCTGAAAAGTCCCCGTGTTCTGACCGGTATCGTCGTAAGGCTCAATAGTCCGTGTGGACATAAGCCACCATTGTTGATGGCTTACAATTTGCCCAACGATCTTGTCAGGCGATGCTTCCGGGTCATAACGGTCAAGCGTGTTATAGCTCAGCGCATCAGCAAGCTCTGAAGTGCCAGCAAAGTTCCTCGCCGAGTCAACATACGTAATGTAGTTGTCGATAAAATCGAACGTGATCGCACCGGTAAATCCATCATCCGTAATGTGGGTTAGCGTGGAAGTCGTGGTGTCCCAGACATAGCCGCTAGAACCAGTAGGAATGGCCAGTTGGAACCCATTCGTTATCTGGTTATGTGCCATCCGGGTACGTTCAGTCCCAGGAATGACGCCACGGTTGAAAACAGCTCCGGTAGTACGAATCTCAAAGAGATGTGTACCAGCCACGACGAAAAGCTGCCCTTCGACGTTGTGCATGCCGCGAATCGGACCGGCATCAACACCGCCGACCATCAAATGCGTATATAGCGTCGCTCCTGGAAGCTGCCGAAGGATTGCCCCCGACATCGTCGTCTGTTGCTCAGCCGCTACCGGAATGTAGTTGATACATTCTTGGACAGACCAAGGACGGGCGTCGTCGGAATAAGACCCGTCAACGAGTGGAACTTCGGTCCAACGCGGCATTACTTACCCTTCTTCTTGGCTTGACGCTGAACGCTGTAGGCAATGGCCACAGCCTGTTTCTGCGGCCTCCCCGCCTGAACTTCCTTCTTCACATTACTTGAGAAGGCTTTCCTGCCAGGACTCTTGGTCAGCGGCATACATCACCTCAATAGTAGATATCGCCAAAACCGAAGTAGGTAGCGCCATACGGAAGCGACTGTGGCGCATCAAGGATGGGCTGAAGCGGAGTAGCCACTTCATTGTCGCGACGGAGCTGGTTCAATCCATCTTTCGCATACTGAACCGTATCGGGGTCGAGTGTTGACCCATATTCAGGGCGAAGCTTGACGGCAAGAAGATAAGCAACCGCTTCTTCAGCTTCAGGAGGTAACGGAAGGTCATCCTGAGACGACACAATGTCTTGCCAGCCCAATGACACACCGTCAGCCTCCATGCGTCGCATCATGGCATTCAGGGCGATTTGAGCCGTGGCATAGTCGGTTGGATCGGTAACGGAGTTCGAATCCTGAACACGGAGGATTCTCAACGAGCGTGCCACTAGATCGATGGCTTTGGTCATGACACCCTCAAAAGAAAGGCGGGGCCGGTTAAGACCCCGCCGAACCACTTAGCCGAGCGCGCCGCCCGGAGCAAGTACCACCGGAATGAACTGTCCCACGGTCCCAGTAGCCAGAGCCACCGCGCCGATCTTGTTACCGGTAGCTGCCGTCACCGCACGGCCCACGCTATCGGAGGTCAGACGATCACCAAAAGACACACCCGCCGTACCTACCTCAAGGATGGTGCGCCCCACATAGACCACATCCAACTTGTCTTCGGTATTGGCGTTCTGCGGAGCCGCATAGATACCCAGAACGGTATCCGTCGCCGCAGCAGCCTGGATCAGATGAGTAGCATCTGCACCGGCCTTCACGAAGCGGAACTGCGAGATAGCAGCGCCAGCCTTGAACGCCTCAGGCTCCCATACCTGAGCATTGTAACCGCCAGGCGTGAGAGGCCACGCCGGGTCATGGCGGTTGGGAATATCAATGTTGTTAGTAGAACGCTGAGTTGCCATTGTTTATATCTCCTAGTCAGTGGGCTGCGATCACGGAGGGGGCGTCAGGGAGCCGTTGTCAGCCACGCGGACGGCCCATTCAGGACGCAGCGCACCAAACGCGCACATGATGTCGAAGCGCATGATGAACTGGTCATTGATGATGTCCGAACCCTGTGCCACGCGCATGCTCACACCGTCATAGACGCGACGGCTACACGGACGGTCAGGGTATTCCGGCAAGTCAACAGTGCCGAAGGTGAACGCGTCCTTGGTGTAGGCCATCGAGATGTTGTACGGGGTGGAAGCCGTACCGGCGATGGTGACAGCCTGACCAGCGGCAACCGCATTGGTAACGTTCTGCTCCGAACCGTTCGGTGTAAGTGCCGGGAAGATCGAAATCGCACCCGTACCGCCCGCGAAGTCAGCCGTGACCACAAACTGACGCAGGTAGCCGAGGCTCTGCTTGGTCTGCGGATGGACAGCCGTGACGCCTGCGAAGGTGATGATTTCACCCTTCAGGATAGTGCCCGTACCCGTGATGACGTTGATGGACGAGCCCGACTGCGAAGCACCCGCAGCGGTCACATAAGCGCCGCTGCCCGTACCGCGACCCTGTGACGGCATGACCGTGGTCGAGTTCCAGTCATAGCCCGCAGCGCGGCCCATGTAGCCTTCCTCATACTGAACCTTCAACTGCTGCTGGCTGTTGAAGAGACCCTTCAGCGAGTCAACCGCCTGCACCTGAGCGCCGGAGTTGAGCAACATCTGCTTGGTGCCCTTGAACGCGCCGTTGTCTTCCTGAAGCTTCTTGGCGAAGTTCGAATACCAGATGGTATTGGAAGCGGTCAGCGGACCAGTCAATGGGCCCGTCTGGTTCGGGGTGGCCTGGATGGCCATCTGAAGCACTTCGTTCTCGATGGTCACGCAAAGATCAGCGATCTGCTGATCGATGTAGCGACGACCGAGCTCTTCAATATCCAGCGCCATTTCGGAGCTGTTGAACACCACGTCAATACCACGCTGGCCGTAAACGGTCACCGGGCGAACGATGGTGGTCAGCGGGGTCGGATCAGCAACACGACCCTTACGGGTAATACCGTGCTGCGGGATCGGCACTCGCAAGGTGTCACCGATCTTTGCATCCTTCTGGGCGAAAGAGTCGTCGTATTCACGATTCACAGTATTGATGAAAGTGCAGTTCTCACTGAACTTCATCAGGGCATAGTCGGCCACTTTGTCAGTGGTAATAAATTGATTCGGCATGGGTCACCTATGAATTAGCGTCGTCGTTGTTCCCGCCACAACCGAATTCGTTCCGCAGAGGTAATATCCGGGGCATCTACGTCTTTCGCGATGCGCGCCGAAGACCCTTGGACCGTCTTAGGAGGCGGAGGGGCATTGGTCGTTTTCTTGGGAGGCTCGCGCTTAGGAGTGGGCTTGGTATCGAGCTTGTCCTCCAGTCGAGCCATAGCTTTGATGGCCCTAACCGGAGACATGTCTCGAATGGCATCCGCTTCTTCAGGGTTTTCGGCGAGGTAATACAGAACTGCCGGCCCAACTTCGGACTCAACAGCTGCGTCTAACATCACCTGATTGAGCTTGAGGTCAGAAATCATGTCTTCATAGTCGTCATGCTGATCCGCAAACTCGGAGGCACGTTTATTGAAGGCATTAATTACTTTGTCACGCTCAGTCTTAGCCTTACTCTCCGACTCTTGTAGACGTTCCTGGTCGCGGTTCCACTTGATCGTGGCTTCCGTGAACCGTTCTACGTCCCAATCGTAGTCATCGAGCTTTGGCTTACCCTGCGGAACGGACGGTGCAGTGGCTTCAGGCTTGCGACCGGATTCGATCTGCTTACGAAGCTGATCGTTCTCCATCGCCAAGCGTTCTGCCGTACTGCGCGCCTCTTCCCGCTGTCGAGTCAACTCACCGAAACGCTTCTGCACGCTTTTCTTAGGCTTGCGTCGCTCGGGGGTTTCAGTCCCGTCAGATGATGCCGAGTCATCCTCTTCTTCCAAGTACTCATGCTGCTCTGCAACAGGGGCCTGCGCGGGCTTTTCCTGCTGCCGATTCGGCATGACACTCGAAACGGCCTTACTCTTAAGCTCAGTTGACGCTTTTTCGCCGGAGTTGTCAACTTTTGGCGTCAAAACGTCGTTTGCATTCAGTACAACGCTGTCGTCAGACATACAATCCTCAAGGATCGATTACCCGTGGACCGCACGGTCGGTTTATAGCGTATTTAGCTAAGTTAGCGTCGTAGGCTAACTTCCGTGTTCCACGTGAAACCTCATTGCGGGCTATACGTCGTCGTATCCACCGGGTTCTGCGCGTTCTGCAACCAGTTCGGCAGCTTTGTGATCATGTCGTGATACTGCGCAACGGTTCCGGTGGCGGCATCGACAGTCTGGGCATGCGTCTTGTGAAGATCGGCCTCCGCCTGGGGGACCATGAGCGCTGTCTCGATCTGCTTCTGATGGGTGTCGGCCACCGCACGCCCGGCTTCGGCGTTGTACTTCTGGGCCAAAGCTTGGTTCTTTTGAGCGTCTGCAACGTCCTTGGGATTAGGCTGCGGCGGTGCTGGCGGCTGGTCATTCGGACCGGGCGGCAGCAATCCCTGCTTGACCAAGATGGTACGCACAGCGTCCGTAAACTCGTCCATGCCTGGTACGTCGAGGTTCTTGATGAGTAGGTACTGAGCCAAAGCCCCGACCGGACCAGGCGAGCTGGCTAGCGCCTGAGCAGCGTCAGCCACCTCAAGACGCTGGGTGTCAAAGCTCTTACCTACCGTGACCGTCACGTCATAGTTACCGCGAGACAGATCATTGATGATGAATTCCTCGCCCGTCTGCTGGTCAATCATCGGTCGATTCACATCTACGACTTTTTCCTGCATATCTGCGCCAAGAATTCGAATCTGGCGGGTCGCGTCGTAATAATGCGGAATCGCATCCACCAGAATCTCGCCAATGGACTTCATGGCCTTCATCTGGTTGTCGATATAGACGAAATTAGCCGTGTCGCCTTGAGCGTTGCGGGCAAGAATGGCGCGCCCAGACGTCTCGTTTGACTGAGCGCCGATAGAGGCATCATAGACGCCTGCCGTAGCCTTCATCTCGTCCGAAGCCATAGCGGCAAGCTGAGCCATGCCAGGCGGAAGCCCGGACAAAGGCTGACGCTCAGGACGCAATCCCGGAGCTTGGTCATCCGGGTTGTACAGCAGAACTGGAGGATCGTCATAGCCCAATCGCTCGTAATAGCTCTTGAGGCCCTCAATCATCTTCGGGGTTGCCATCAAGGCGCTATTGGGCATCTTGGCGATGACTTCCACCATCGCCGACATCTCAAAATTGTGGATCGTCTGAGAATCTCGGCTAAAACGCGTCATCCCCGAGAAAATGCGCTTTCCGTCGATGGTGATGATGTCGCCCCACTGAGGGACGATTGGAATGCGAGAACCGCCCCACTGGCTAGGTTTCTCGAGCTGGCCCATGCCAGAGACAAGGACGGACCATACCTCGTCATAGTCAACGTCACGCTGCGACTTGATGGTCAGCGGAGGAAACTCGGGCTGACCAGTCTGCGGATCAACAGGCGGATTCGCCGCTTCATCGGCAATCGGGTCGAACTCTTCAGCATCTACAACCGTGCCGTCAGAAAGCTGATAGATCGTCTTGGTGGCCGGTTTCTTGTACCAATACTCGGCAATTCGTACGGTATCTTCGTAGTACCAATCCCGCTGGATCGAGGAAATGCCCGGGTCAACGTCAATATCGGCCATCTCGGCATCAGGCCAACGGGTCTTGAACTCTTCCTTGGAGATGACATCGTAGACGAAGCAGTAGCGAGCGTCCCGGTTATCCAGCTCCTTGCAGCCGGGGTCCCAGCGAACCGTCATCGGGTCATACACCGTCTTGATCTTTAGAACCTGGTCAAAGCTGTCCTCAGACTCATACTCAGCCACCACCCGAAGAACGCCGTAGCCGCCACCACACGCCCAATTGAAGGCCGTGTCATAGGCTGTTTCGGCGTGGGAATCGACTTCGATATTGCGGATCAGTCCGTTCAGAACTTCAGCTACTTCGGACGTTCCGTCCTTGCTTGGACGAACCTTGATGTCCGGCTTGTTCTGAAGCTGCTGGCCAGTCACCCGCCGAATTAGCTGCCTAAGGCGATTGAACTCGTAACAAGGCCGATTGCGGCGCTTGCGGGTTAGATGAGCATCCCATTGGTGTCCAGCCACAAAGGCAAACCGCATGTCATCGCGGCAACGGCGGAACTGCTCAGTGTCAAAGGAAGTCGCGTCTTCCGCACGCTGCAACATGGTGCGGGTCCAAGCATCAGGGCCGTCTTTCATCACCATGTGAGCGTAAATCCTTCAGTTTCTTGCGAACCTTGCGTGAACTGGGTCTCGAAGCTGATGTCGGGCTTAGGCCGTGGCGTCAGATCTTGAGAGCAGATGGCGAAATACCGGAAGGCGTCAGCGCCGTTGGAGTAATCGTCGTGCAATGGCTTATTACTGAACTTCCCCGTATTTGGGTCAACATCATACCGGTAATGTCGCAAACATTGCACCAAGTCCGCGCATTTGTCGTTATCTACCCAGATTCGGCTGAAAACGGTGCGACCGGCGTTGATGCCGTCCTCAACCTTATGGCGCGGGACGATCTGAACCTGGCGGCCAGCGTCCCTTAACAATCGCTCGACAGACATTGGAGCCGCCAGGGTTTGAGACCGGGAGTCATGCGGAAGCCAATCGATGGCGTAGATGTAGGGTCGAGACTGTAGCTCCGCCAAGTACCATCCCAATGGCTTTTGCCGGTTCTCGATATAGTCGATGATGTGCAGTTCAGGCCCGACAGACTGGGCCATGACAATGGCAGTCTTGTCAGCCCATCCCAAGTCCCAGAAGGTGTAGACGGGCTTTGATTCGTCATAGGGAACGCGACAGAACCGGCCCTCTTCCGTAGCTCGCCTGACTTGGTAGGCATAGATAGCGCCTT